TTTATAAGCAATTTATTCAGGAGTGCCGATTCTTACACAAATCGTTTTATAGATCAGGTAACGGGGAGAATACCATACGCTAATCAAGTATGGGGAAGGAAGGAAGCAGTATGGGTTGATACAAACGAAGCGTGGAGATTATTTATTGAAATTCCTGAACTAAGAGCAATCATTGATAAAAGAGCAGAAATGATGTCGGCTAACAAGCCTTGTCTTTATAACTTAGAAGGGGATAAAATTGATAATCATTGGCTTTTAGATTTATTCACAAATCCGAACGCTATGCAGTCTTGGTCTGATGTAGTTTATAGTCTATCGGTACAAGATGCTTTATACTCTAATGCGTTCGCTTATTGCCCTAAACGATCGTTTGATATTAGAAATTTAATTGTACCACTTCCAGCGAATAAAATACAGATTAATTTGTCAGGCAAAAAACTTCAGGCTATGGATTCCGAAGACCTGATCACAAATTTTAAATTTACTTATGACGACGATAGCAAAGAAACTATCGAATGGGAAGATATGGTGTACCTAACAACTGATGACGGAATGAATATCGTTAAGCCTATCAGTCGTATCGACTCTTTAAAATTTCCATTATCTAATATTAAAGCACAATATCATAAGCGAAATGTACTGCTTGAAAATATTGGGGCAATAGGAATCCTGTCAACTCAAAGTAATGATATGGGTGGGGCTATTCCTATGACACCCGAAGAAAAAGAAACGATTCGTAAAGACTGGTATCGTCGTTCTAAAGACGAACTAATGATTACCGAATCTCAGGTAAATTGGCAGCCAATGTCATATCCTACAAAAGACCTAATGTTATTTGAAGAATTATCAGCAGACAAAATGGCTATTATAGATGCTTACGGGCTAAGTATCAATTTATTTAGTACCGAAAAAGGTGCTACATTTAGTAATGTAAAAGATTCAATACGAATGGTTTATACCGATACGATAATACCCGAAACCCAGTCAATGTATAATTCGTTAATGAAACAATGGGGATTGGATCAGGAGTATTATTTAAAAGCAGATTTTGGACACCTTCCTGTTCTTCAGGTAGATGAAAAAAGTAAAGCGGAAGTTATGAAAATCAAGGCTGAAACATTAGAAAAAATTGCTGGTCTTGGGGTGGATTTAAGCGAAGAAGAAATTCGTATTTTAACCAGCCTAAACAACGAAGAATATTAGTATGAAAAATTACAATTTATATAAGACTAAAGAAGCCCTTGAATTAAAAGACATTGATTCAAAGAACAGGCAAGTCGCTATGTATTTAGCAAGGTTTGACAATATAGATTCCGATATGGACCTGATTAGAAAAGGAGCGTTTAAAAAATCGATCAGGGAACGAGGTGTAAAATCAAAAAGTAATCGCAAGATTGCCTTCCTGAGACATCACGATTGGCAGCAGCAAATAGGTAAATTTGTAGAATTATCTGAAGATGATAACGGGCTATATGCAGTCGCTGAATTGGGCAGATCAACTGCTGGCGAAGATGCTTTAAAAGATTACGAAGATGGTATCATTAGAGAACACTCGATAGGATTCCAATATGTATCAGGTAAAATGAAATGGATCGAAGATACTACTATCGAAACAAACGGTTTTAACGAAGTAAAAGAAGTTCGCTTATGGGAAGGCTCGGCAGTAACTTTTGGATCGAATGAATTAACCCCTGTTGTAGAAATGAAGGGTGTAGAAAAATCCGACTTCATAGAAAAAATTACCAACGAACTAGATGTCTGTGTAACGGCATTAGTTAATGGTCGTGGAACTGATGAAAGACTTCACGAAATAGAAATGAAAATCAAATTTTTAAATAGTCAATTAGTGTTACTTGCCGAAACTGATCCGATCCAATTAGATCAATCAGGAGATCACAAGCCAGCACCTCAGGTTATAAAAAAATTCGATTGGAATAAGGTTGTAAAAAGTTTACAATCATAAGTATAAACACTAAAAAAAAAGAAATAGTGAGCGATACAAATTTAACCCCTGAACAAGCAGTCGAAAAAATCGGCGAAATGTTCAACGAAAAGTCGGCTTCATTTTCCACTAAAAAGGAATTAGAAGAAACGACAACTGAGATGAAATCTCAAATTGAAAGTCTTAAAGGACTTGAAGAAAAAAGTGTAGAAATTGAAAAAGCCATAGCACGATTTGAAGGTCGTTTAGAAACGTTCCAAGAAAAAGCAAAAGTGGTTACTCCTGATTCAAAAAAAATGTCTTTAGGGGCGCAAATGTTTAAAGCATATGCCGATAGCATTGACGAGATCAAAAACGCAGTTGAAAAAGGTGGAAAGATTAATCTTGAAACTAAAGATACGACAATCACAAATAATTATGAAGGCACTTATGCCCTAACTGATTTTGATACTGAAGTCGATCGAACGGTAAGAAAACGTTATGGAATCCTAGAGAATTCAAATACGGGATCGACAACAGGAAAGTTTGTAACTTACGTTCAGCAAACGGCAGATTCGTCGGTTGGTTGGACTGCTGAAGGCAAACCGAAAACTGAAGGCGAACCAGCGTGGGAAGAAATAAGCGAAGAAGTAAAAAAGATTGCTTCTTATGTGAAAGTTTCTAAGGAAATGCTTGAAGATTTGTCATTCATTCGTGCTGAGATTAACAACGATTTAATGTTATCAGTTAAGGAAGGAATCGAAAACGCATTAATTGCTGGAGTGCCTGGATCAATTAACGGTCTTTTAGACGTTGGAATGGGATTACCAGCCTTCGGTGCTGGTCCGTTTGCTTTATCAGTACCAAACGCAAATATAACGGATTTACTTAGAATCGTTATGGCGCAAATTGAAGCAGCAAACTTTACTCCTACACACGTTATAATGAATCCACAGGATATAGCAGAATTGCAAATAACTAAAGGAACTGACGCGACATACACTTATCCAATGTACCTACCAACTCAAGACGGACTTGGAGAAATGAGAGTGGCTGGAATGAGAGTTATCTCGTCGACTTATATTGCTCAGGACAAATACGTGGTTGGAGACCTGTCGAAATTAAACATTCGATTTAGAGACAATATCGCTATGTCGGTAGGACTAGATCAAGATGATTTCACAAAAAATATGGTTACAATTTTAGCAGAAGCCCGATTGGTTTCTTACGTTAAGAAAAACCAAAAACCAGCATTTGTAGTAGGTACAATTTCAACTGATGTTGCAGCGATTTTAAAACCTTAATAACTTAAATAATGGCACGAAAGAAGAAAGAAGAAAAAGCAAAACGAACTAAAAAGGAATTGGATATCAGTATCGACACTAAAAAAGTTGATGTAGATTTCAATAGAGATCAGGAAGGAAACGTCGAAATGACTATCGATACCGATAAGGTTGATATTTATTACACGAAAACTGCTGAAGGTGTTAAACTGGATTTCGATATTGAAGATGATAAATCATATCTTTTTGAAGGAAACGGGGCGAATCGGAAACTTCCAAAAGGCACATTATTAAAATTAACAGGTGCAGTCATTAAGACATTCCTACGAAGAAAGTGGGGAAAAGTAAAAAAGAAATAAAATGTTTTTAGAGCCTAGCGATTTCATAGACAAGTACTCCTTATCAACTGGTATGTATAGTACGGCCAAATTAACTTCTTATATTACAAAATATGAGGAACAATACCTAGTTCAATTACTAGGGGCTACACTTTACAACCAATTTATTTCTGATCTATCAGGAGCAAACCCGAACGTACCTCAAAGCCCAAACTTTTTGAAGATATTTAATGCCTTCAACGAAGATGTAACTGGTTTAACAGGGAACGGATTGCTTTACGGGAACTCAGGATTTTTAAATAACGGAATATTGCAGTCAAATGGAATCCTAGAAATGCTCAAAGGATTTATTTATTTTGAATTTACAAGAGACTTAATGAATCAGCAGACACCATACGGAAACGTAAAACAAATGGCTGAAAATTCTATCGTAGTAGATAGCCCCCATTCGCTAATGTGGGAACGCTACAACGAAGGACAAAAAACATACTCGACTATTCAGGAATGGATTTGGCTAAATGCTCCACTTGAGGTGGGGCAAATAGTCTTGTATTCATTTACTGCTGGAACAGGTTATGTAAACGGCACATACGATTTAACTGGTGGAACTGGATCAGGGGCTTCGGTAACTATTGTCACGATTGCTGGCGAAGTTACTGAAGTATCGATCGAAACTGAAGGAATAAATTATGAAGTTGGAGATGTTCTAACAATCGATTCAGGTAATCTTGATTCGGCATTAACTCTAAGTTATGTCGGAATTGGAAAACTGAATAACTTTAACGGGGTTGGTAAGACAACGGCATACTGGATATGACAAAAGAAATTACAAATATCATAGGGCAATTAGTAGCGAAGATTGATAATGTCTGTATAGGCATTTACGATCCTTCTACGACGTTTACTATGATTTGTGATACTAAGTATCTAAGAGTTGGAAAACAAGTCTTAAACGAAGCCAACGATCGTTATATGGTTACTAAGGTGGTAGAAGATGAATATATCGAAGTTGATCCTCTTTTAGAAGGTCAACCAGATTTAGAAGGCAAGATTTTTTTGCCTGATCCTTTTTACATCTCAGGAACTAAAATGGCTACGAATCGTGAGTGGACAATTTCTACTTCGGATATGACTTCAAAAACCCCTCTTGCTTGGTTACTGGAATTAATCAGAATTGAGAAATCAGGAAGGGGAAGCACTATTGACTGGAAAAGCGATATAAGAATGTTTTTTTTAGACGAAACGGATATTACTAATTACTATACAAAAGATCATAGAGATAATGTAGTCGAGCCTATGAGCCGACTGGCTGAACTTTTTATGAAAGTAATAGACGAGGACCGAAGTTTTGAAACTATCGAAGATTATGAATTAATTACATTTTCGAGATTTGGAGTAGAAACTGATCGTGGTATGTTTGAAAACATTTTAGATGCTAATTTATCAGGAGTAGAACTTCGTTTGAATTTAGCAAAATATAAAGCAAATTGTCATTGTGCAAATTAAGGGTGGTGCCTAATAGCCAAGAAGAAAAAATAATACTCTAAAAAAATAGAAAATATGAGTTTAGGTTGTAACTGCGAACAGGGGCTATCGAACACAGGTGTACCAGCGTGTGTGCCGATTCAGTCCGTTACTAGCACATTAATTATGGTACCACTAGAAAGTAATGCCGGTATCAAAAACGCGATTGACTTATCGGCTGCCGTACCTGTATGGGCTGATTATGTTAACGAAATAGATGAATCAAAAAGGTGGTTTCCATTACCACAATTTGAAAATGTAGAACTTCCAAAAGCAGATTCGCAATTTGAAGAAGCCAATAGTGGTAGAATGGCATTTTTACGTCAGGGTAAAAGAAGTTTTACAGGCGAACTTTGGGCAGATGATTCTAGTCCAACATTATTAAGCAAACTTCAAAATAACCGTTGTGTTGAGTTTGGAGTTTATATCATTGATGTAAATGGTAATTTGGTAGGATCACAAGTTGGAGATCGATTGTTTCCAATTCCTGTCGATAACCCTTCTTTCAATCCAACGTATATGTTTGCTACCGATTCAACGGTTTCAAAAATTGTCGTGGCTTTTGATTTCGATAGATTATTCGACGAGGGTACAATGTATATGATTCAACCTGACGAGGCTGGAATTAATTTTAATTCTCTACAAGGACTTATTGATGTAAACTTTGCAGACTTTACAGAAGTAGCAAATACATCGGTAACTTTTAACGCTGAATTTGATTACGGAACTGCATACAATAAAATCTTATTAAAAGGTTTAGTTGCAGCAGATTTTGCTTTGTATAACAACACAACTTCCTCGGCCGAAGTCATTGGATCAGTAACACCAAACCTTCCATTAGAAGGAAATTACACTGTTGCTTTTGTCTTTGTAACTGGAGAAAGTTATACGTTGTCAATTAGCAAAACTGGTTTTACAGGATCGATAACATTTACTGCAACATAAGAAATTTAGTTGTAGATTTAGTAGTAAAATTGGGTGGAGAAATCCACCCTTTTTTTTTCGTATATTATGAGCAAAATGAAAGATTTTAAAAAAATAACGCAATTTAATGTAGATACGTTTTTTAATCGTTCTAAGCGATTATCGTTGTTCGGTAGTATAAGACTATCGGAATTTCTTGTTCCGTATGGCGACTGGTATCACTACGTTGTAGCGGTCGTTAAAAAAAAAATTAAATATGCCTTTTGACTTTTCAGGTACGGTTTTGAATAGAAAATTACGAATTTTTTCAGGTAATTTAAAGGGCTTTCGCTGGTCGCAAAAAGACATTTGGTTTAGGGTGTTAAGAGATCAAAAATTTAAAGAATGGATTTTAGATTTAGTTCGTCAAGATCAACTTTTTAAAGAAGGTGTAGACGAAGATAATGATGTTATTGGGTACTACTCAGAATGGACCGAAATGATGAATCCTAAAAAAGTTGCTGGTACACATTATACATTATTTGACACAGGAGAATTTTACAAATCATTTATATTAAGGGTTGGAAAAAATTATTTTGAAATAGACGCTGATCCTTTAAAAACAAACGAAAATGGAGAAACTACAAATTTATTTTACAAATATTCGGAATCGATTTTGGGGCTTACTGAAGAAAGCAAAGATAAACTCGCAAGGGAACTTATCAGGAGATTCGCAATCGAAGTTAGAAGGGTTGTCATTGACCGATAAAAGATATTACAAAAACATAAATGAATTACCGTTATTAAATTGGATCGAATGTACTGCTGGAAAATTAGAATATTGTAGAAAGGATTTAAAAAAAGGAGATCAAGACAAAGACGAAAAATATTGGGATATGATCTATGATAATTATATAGAACAACAAGGTTTAGGTAAAATGCTAAAAAAAATGCTTAATACTATGGTATTAAAAGCACAAGCCGAACTAGAATTTATTGTATCAGGAGATCGATTTGAATTAACTCAGGCAGAAATGCACGAAGCCAAATTAAAGCAAATGCTTGACAATAAAGGATCAGGTATGACAATACAACAAACTTTAATTCATCTAAGCAAATGGATTGGATCTTGGGTTAATGTTAATAAGATAACAACTAAAGAATATTTCGACTTATTAGGAGAATTTGAAAAGAATATAAAAAGAAACGACAATGGCAAAAAAGATTAGTAGCAAAGATATATTTGCACAAGAGGATATTTTTAAAGGTATCAGGGATTCGGCAAAATTAACTATTGAGCAAATGAAGTTACTGCAACAGGAAGTCAATAAAACTGCACAAGGGTTACAAAAATCATTAGGTACAAAACCTAAAATGGAATCAACTCAGGCTATTAAGCAAGTCGTTAAAACTACACAGGAAGCGAACAGGCTAAAAAAGGAATCGATACAAATTGAAAAATTACAGGCACAGGCAATTCAGCAAGAAGCAAAAGCAAATCAGGAACTTGAAAAAATTACTCAGCAAAAAATAAAAACCGAACAACAGGCACAACGATTGGCTGCTCAAACTCGAAAAGAGAAAGAGCGACTTGCTAAAATAGAATCCAAGAGAAAAAAGACAATGGATCAAGAGACGAATGCTTACAAAAAGTTAGTTATTCAAACTCGTAATGCTAAGAACGAATCAAAAAGATTAGGTGCTGAACTTTTAATGTTAGAAAGATCAGGTAAACGAAATACAAAGGCATATAGGGATTTAGCAAATTCCTATCGAACTATGTCTAAAAGTGCAAAACAGGGCGATAAGGATTTGAAAAAATTAGATCAAACGGTAGGCGATAACTTCCGAAACGTAGGTAACTACAAGGGGGCTATTTCAGGGCTTGTATCGACTTTAGGCACACTCGGGGCTGGTATAGGTATCGGGCAAATATTCCGTAACGTTACAGGGATAATGATCAATTTTGATCAGGCACAAGCAGACCTCGCTGCAATTTCAGGAAAAACAAAAGATGAACTTGCTGGCTTAACACAACAGGCTAAGGAACTTGGGGCAACTACACAATTCTCAGCGAGTGAAATTTCAATGATGCAGATCGAGTTAGCAAAATTAGGTTTTACCACAAAGCAGATCGAAGATTCAACCGAAGCAGTTTCAGATTTTGCTGCTGCAACAGGTGCCGATCTTGCTAGTGCTGCACAGGTCGCTGGTTCAGCGTTAAGAATGTTTGGTTTGGAGACTTACGAAATGTCTCGTGCCGTTTCAGTTTTAGGAGTAGCAACTACGAAATCGGCTTTATCTTTTGCAGATTATGAAACTGCATTATCAACTCTTGGTCCAGTAGCACAAGTATTCGGATTTTCGATCGAAGATACAACTGCATTATTAGGGCAACTAAAAAATGCTGGTTTTGATGCTGGAAGTGCTGCAACTGCGACACGAAAAATACTTTTAAATTTAGCCGATTCAGGAGGTGCTTTGGCACAAGAAATTGGTCGCCCAATAAAGAGTTTAGATCAAATGGCTGATGCCTTTCAAGAAATACAGGCAAAAGGAATTGATCTTGCTGAAGCCCTAGAACTTACCGACGTAAGATCAGTTTCGGCATTTGCTACATTTCTACGAGGATCAGATACGCTGGTGGAGTTTAGAGATTCAATAACAGGTGTAGATGCTGAGTTGGAACAAATGGCCGAGAAAAGATTAGATTCGGTTGCTGGTCAAATGAAATTAGTTTCTTCGGCTTGGGAAGGATTCATTTTGGGAGTAGATGATTCGACAGGGGCTTCGGCAAAGTTAAAAGATATGTTAGGATTTTTAGCAAAGAATCTTAGTCAAATTATGGATACGGTATTAACTTTAACACGAGTTTGGATCGTTTATCAGGCAGTTACAAAAGGGCAACTCCTGATTAATAGACTAATGGCAACTTCATTCGTTAAAACGACTAAAAATATGACAGGTCTCCAAAGAGTTGCTAGTCGGGTAGGTGGAGCATTCAAAAGTATGGGTACGGCAATTAGAAATAATCTTGGTGGGATTGGATTGGTAATGTTAGCCGATTTTATTATAAAAATGAAAAGCCTAAATGATGTAGTTAATACCACGAGCAGAAATATGGATTCGCTGGCTGAAGCACAAGCCGAAGTTACTTTATCAATGGAAGAAGAAGTAGTGGAAGTCGATGCCCTTTTTGACGCTTTAAGAAAAACTAATTCTACAAGTATAGAACGTAAAAATTTAATAGATGAAATAAATTCAAGATACGGAACTACATTAAAAAATTTAGAGGACGAAGAAGAATTTGTCATACAAGTAGATGACGCTTATAAAGACCTAATGCAGACAATGAAGGCCAAAGCAGAACTGGAAGGCGCCCGAGTTGGATTTCAGGTAACTCAAAGGCAAAAGGTCGAAATGAAAACTGAACTTGAAAAGATGATGCAAGTTTTAGGTCCAAAATATTATGTTGGTAAATCAGGAGAATCATTTACGAAAGCACGCCCGAAAGTAATGGGTGGCACAGGACTATCAAATTTTTTAGGATCAGCGTTTAGAAGTATTTTCGGAATGACAGATTATCAAAGTATTGCTAAAGAATACAATGCTCTTGTAGACCAATACGATATGACTTTAAAACGTGCTGAAGATTATAAAAAAGACTATGTAGATCGACTTGCTTCATTCACTACGACTACAACTACTACTGCGACTACACCTACTACACCTACAACACCAACCCCTAGTTCAACAGGAACTCCAAAAACATATGATACTGAGATTAAAGAAATTTCTCAATACAATTCCAAATACTTTCAACTTCAGCAAAACCGTAGAAAAAATGACGAAAAATTACGTCAGGAAGGGGCTAATGTTTTTGCTCGTGGAGAAATTATGAATGCTTTAAAAACTGCAAGAGAAACTGGCGAAGCACGAGTGGAAGTACAGGAGGAAATATTTGCAAAAGAAATAGAATTACGAAAGGATTTTTTGCGAGAAGAGGCAATATTGGAAATGGAAAATTCCAAAGAAACATTAAGACAAAAACAAACATTAGAACTAGAGGCTTTAAAAAAAGAGTACAAAGACAAACTTGCTAAAATTCCAACTTATGAAAGAAGTAAACGAACTCTACTAGCAAAAAACGCTAAAAAAGCCGCCGAAGATTTAAAATCTCAACAAGCATTAGAACGCGAAGATTTACAATTATCAATGAATTTAAAAGCAGAACAATTAAAAACTGCATTTTTAGGACTTGACAAAACTTTACAAGATCAAAATAAATCTTTTAACGACGCTATTTATGAAGCCCTACAAGAATTTGCTGAATCAGGAAACGAATCAACACAACAGGCAGCAAGTGCAACTGCTGAAGTAATAGCAGAACAATTAAAAAGTTTAGATGAATTAATTAAAGTTTCGGCAGATTATTTCATACAACAATCTGAAAGAAAAATAGATCAAATCGACAAAGAAATTTCTAAGGCTGAAGAACAATACGATCACTTTAGAACATTAGCAGCAAACGGAAACATAGATGCTGAAAAAAGTTTGGCAGAGCAGCAAAGAATTATTGACGAAAAAAATAAAGAAAGACTAAAAGAAGAAAAAAGACAACAACGGATCAGGCTTGCCGAATCGGTCCTGAATACCTATTCAAGTAAGGTA